TATTATGATGATGCAGGTATGTTTAGAGAAGCTCACAAAAGTCAATCTATAAATAGAAGCTTGTCTGAGCATTTTGCACTTGATGGCAGTTCTGATGAAGAAATCTTTGATGCTGGATTTCAAGAGGTCAAAGAATATTTAGATGGTAATTTTATAACCAATTTCTTTACTGATAATATTGGTGGTGATCCTTATGAAGAAAGAGCATTAAAGGCTTTTATAAGTGAAAGTGGTGCTGAAAATTTTGAAGATGCTATTATTCGTGACCCTTCAATCAAAAATGAAATGATTAAATATGTAAAATATAAAGTATCTCAAGGTGCTGTGTCTAAAGATACTAAAGGTTTACAGGTAGCTGTAAAGCAAGCATTTTTTAAATTTGCACCTAATCTAAGTATACATGAAGATCAAAATGGTAAAACATATCTAATAAAAGGTGTCAGTATTGTTAGACAAGGCCAAACAACTGTTCCTTCAGGTGGCCCAGTTGTTACAAAGGACATGATTGTAAATGATATGCTTAGGTCTTATAATTCTACATTTGCTGGTGGAACTCAAGATCCAGTAATACAAGATGCCATTGATAAAGGGCATATTATGTTTATTGGAAACAATGAATCAGCAGGGCAACAAACGTATAAAGTTGTAGCTGTTACAGAAGATGGAAGGTTTCCAACATTAGCAGATAATTACACATGGGATTATAATGGTTCTCAACTTGAAAGTGATTACTATGAGGCACTAGAAAAAATTCAAGATGGTGGTGTAAGAAAGCTTTTAGGAAGCTTTGATTTTATGTCTAGAAATAATCTAGAAGCAGTAATGGACTCTATACAATCTAATAGAGATTATGCAGAAGGATTTAAAAAACTTGTTAATACTTATAACTCTATTGCGACAACTATCAATAGGGCACCAGTTTCCTATACACAAATACTCCCTTATTTAACTTCTGATACAAATCAAAAAGATTTAGAAAACTTCTTTGATAGATTTAGAGCATTAAGGTTTGATGTTAGATGATTGAATCTCATCTTAAACCCATTCAACAACAGCTTATGTCTAAAGTTGAAGAAGAAAATGTAGACTCTATTGCTACATATAATGACGTATATAAAAGTCCAATCGTAGCTCCAGAAGAATATAGTTTTAGTGAATCAGTTGGTGCAGGGTTTAGGCAATATACTGGTGCTATGGCTTTATCAAGATTGATAGAGAACATTGACTTTGAAGACGACCCATCGTATGACCCTTTAAAAGATTCACAGGTACCAAAAGGATATGAGTGGCGATTTCTCAATAGTGCAAGTGCTAATGAAACTAAAGTCCGACTAGAAAGATTAGACTCTGATCTAAAAGATTTAGATATAATAGAAAATGGTAATATATTAGGTGTTGGTTTAGGAGGTCTTGCTTCCCCATTTACTATTGCACCGCTTGGCACATATAAAATGTTAAGCCAAACAAGTTTTTTGAAAAGATTTTTAGGTAGCACAGCTTTTACAACGACTTTATATGCTCCAGAAGAATTTCTTATTGCATCACAGTCTGAAGGCAGAACTGAAATAGCACAAACACTAATACCGCTGGTAGGTGCAGGATTGATAGGTGGTACAATCGGCGGTTTATTTGGAAGACGAATTGCTGGTGGTATGAGGCCAGCAGATGATTTTGCACAAGAAGGCGAAGAAGGAATATTTAGAAGTGTAGGTGCATCAGCTGATGAAGGTAGTCCACAGAATTTAAGAAGATCAATGGATAATGAGGCTCTTGAAGAAACTGGTATCAATCTTGAAAAACTAAAGTGGAATCCAGTTACTAGACTGACACAAAGTGCAAATCTTACATCTAGAAAGATTGTTTCAGGACTTGTTGACATGGGTGGTGTCATACAAAAGAAAGTCCAGGGAGGTAAGGTTACTGGTGAATCTATGGATCAATCTGTTGAGACAACTTTTAGAAGCACCTATCTTAGTTCATTGCTAGATTCAATGAGGGCAATGGATACTGCATACCTTGGATTTAGAGGTGTTGTTGCTAAGTCTGGTGACATTGGAAGATCAATGCAGTTGCTTACGATGAAAGGCAAAGACTTCATACAACGTAATCAAACACTATCTGAATTTGGCTTTCGTGAAAGGGTTTCTAAAGCCATGAGAAATGGTGATGTTGATGAAGTTGTTGACTCAGCTACGCCTTTTGTCAATCAAGCTGCTCAGGCATATAGAAAACATTTTAATAAAATCAAAGACAATGCTGAAGAAGTAAAACTATTTGAGATAGAATTAGGTAAGAAAATCAAAGGCTTAGAGATAGCTGTATCCGAAGGTCGTGCTACTGCTGAACAATTAGCACAAGCCAAAGCTAGATTAGTACAGTTAAGGCAACAAGGTGTGTTGCTAAATACTGCTCAGGGATATGTGCCAAGAGTTCCTAGAATAGATAAAATAGAGAAAAATGCTGAAAGATTTAAAACTATAGTTAGTGACTGGGCAGTTGGTCACTTTCAATTTACAAGGCAACAGGCTGATGAATATGCAGATGAAATTATACTAAATTACACTAACAGTAGACCTTTCTATAATTTAGACGAAAGTGCAGATTCTATTGACTGGATTACAAATGCAAGTGGTGTAAAAGCAAGATCATTTGAAATACCAGATAAACTTATAGAAGAGTTCCTTGAGAATGACATTGAGGTACTTGCACGTCATCATACTAAAACAATGGGAATTGATATTGAGCTGACTAGAGCATATGGCGATGTTTCCATGTCTAATATTATTAAGCAGATAACACAAGAATATGATGCCTTAGTAAAACAAGCCCCCACTATTGCTGAGAAGCAAAAACTTAAACAAGGTCTGGCTGATGACCTGAGAGATATCAGGGGTCTCAGAGATAGACTTAGAGGTACATTTGGTGCATCCAAAGACCCACATAATATGACAAGTAGATTTGTAAGACAGATGAAGTCATTCAATGTACTTGTTGGTATGGGAGGAGCTGCTGTATCATCTATACCTGATGTTATAAGACCTATAATGACTGAAGGCTTAAAGAATGTTTATGAGCATGGTTATAGACATATGTTTAAAAGCCAAAGGTCAATTATAAAACAAATGACAAAGAAAGAAGCAAGACAAGCTGGCATAGCTGTTGATGCTGCTTTAGGTCTTCGTGCAAACTCATTCTCAGACATAGGAGACTTGTTTGGTAGTCGTTATGCTATGGAAAGGGCATTGAATCAATCTACTGGTTTATTTTTCTTGATGAATGGTTTGAACTATTGGAACCAAGCTATTAAAGAGTTTTCAAGTAATGTCATAAGCCTAAGAATGACAAGTGCAATTATGAAGGATTATCAAAAACTTAGTAATGCAGATAGACGTAAACTATTAGCAAATGGCATAGATGGAAATGATGCTTTTCGTATGAAAGAACTAATCAAGAAACATGGGCAAAAAGTTGATGGTGAATGGTTGCCCAATACTGCTCTTTGGGGCGATAAAGATATGGTAAGAAAGTTTAGAAATGCTTTAAACCAATCAGTTGATAGAACTATTATTACCCCAGGAGCAGGTGACAGAGCTTTGTGGACATCTACAGAGATGGGTTCATTAATTACGCAGTTTAAAGGTTATGGTCAAGGAGCTACAGTTAGACTACTTACATCAGGCTTGCAGGAAAAGGATGCTGCCTTTTGGCAAGGTTCAATGCTTTTAGTAGCTATGGCATCATTAGTAAACGAGTTTAAGAAAAAGCAATATGGAATTGATAAAGAGCAAACTTACTCTGAGTTACTTGTTGATGCTGTTGATAGAAGTGGTGTTCTTGGTTGGTTTACAGATGTAAACAATTCAATAGAAAAACTATCGGATTATAGACTTGGCCTTAGACCAGCTATGGGTAAAAGCCAAGGTTATTTACCATTTGGTGCAAAGGTTGGTGCTATATTTGGCCCAACGGCAAGCAATATTACAACTGCAAGTGGTGTTGCTACTGACATATTATCAGGTGAAGCTGATGAAAGTACACTTAGAAGTGCTAGGTTCATAACGCCAACTGGTAATTTGCCTTATCTAGATCCTATCTGGGATAAGATAATGGCTGCTAAGTGATGTGAATTAACAATAAGGTGCATAATAAGTAAAGGTTTATATTATGGCTACTATATCTATCGCAGACAATGATGCAAGAATACAACACAGTATAGGGTCTGGTGGTAATACACCTGACGTTACACAGTATACTATAGACTTCCCATTCTTTTCTCTTGATGACATAAATGTAATTATTACATCAAGTGGAACAGACAC